GCAGACCCTCGTAGAGCAATACAGCAAGATCTACATGATGCTAGTGCTGATGCCTACTTTCAAGCGGTATGTGTACAGCAAACTTTCCAACATTTTACTGTTTTAGAGAGGTAAAAATTGCCAGAAAAACTGGTATATTTTATAAAACGTAGTAAAAACAACGACTTACAACCGTAAGAAAAACCAGAAAAAGTGGTATAAAAGGTTGACCTTTTGCCAAAAATCCGTATAATAGTATATAAGAGTTAGGGAAAAGGGTTCCTTAATCAACAACATAAACGTCGGGGATGACATTATGACAAAAGCAATAAACTATGTAAAAATTAAGACTGGTACTTACCGTAAAAACGAAGTCGTTGATACAGTATTTCCAATCATTAAGCCACTTAATATTGGCAAAAAGGGTGCTTTTATTACCGTTGATGGTAGTGAAGCAATGGGGGATAAATTCGCAAGTATTAGGGTTCTTATTGAAGATCCTACAAAAGACTTAGAGTATGTTACTGCTGGTGTTTATGCAGATCAACCTAAGATTGATAATACTCCAAAAGAAACAGAATCAGATGAAGATGCAATTGAACGCATCAGAGAACGTTTTGATATTTTGGATCGTATGACTCATGCTGTAGCAGAAGGTACAGTACGTGGTATGATAGTAAGTGGCCCTCCGGGTGTTGGTAAGTCATTTGGTGTTGAAACTGTATTAGAAGATTATGACATGCTAACAGAAGTTGCTGGTAAGCCTGCAAGGACTGAAGTTGTTAAAGGTTCAGTTACGCCAATTGGTTTGTTCCAAACACTATATAACAATTCAGAAGCAGGTAACATACTTGTATTTGATGACTGTGATAGTGTATTGTTTGACGAAGTATGTTTGAACATGTTGAAGGCTACTTTGGATTCAGGTAAGAAACGAACAATTACTTGGAAGTCAGAATCACAAGCACTTCGTAGAGAAGGTATTCCAGATAGGTTCGAGTTCAAAGGTGGTTGTATCTTTATTACTAACGTTGACTTTGAAAACGTTCGTAGCAAGAAGATTAAAGATCACTTAGCGGCACTTATGTCAAGATGTCATTACTTGGATCTTACCATGAACTCTAAGAGAGATAAGTTTCTTAGAATCAATCAGATTGTTAGAGATGGTATGCTTGAAGAATACAAGTTTGGTAAAGAAGGTGATAAAGAAATTATCAACTTTATGATTGACAACCAAGACATCTGTAGAGAGATATCATTGCGTATGGTATTGAAGATTGCAGACCTTAGAAAAATGGATTCTGAGAATTGGCAGTCACTGGCCAGAACTACTTGTATGAAAGGAGTCATCTAAGTAAATATATTTACTAACGTGTTCCCCGGTGCTCTAACGTTAGTCATCCCCTTTAATGGAGCACCACGAAGCCCGGACCCCCTCCGGGCTTCACCTTTTAAAAAACTTAAAAAAATACTTGACTTTTGGCCTGTATGTAGTATAATTACTTTTAACAAATATATATGGAGATAAAATGACCCCAGAAGATAAGAACTTTCATTTAAACTTTAGTCCGTTTTATGCAATAGTAACTGTAATGCTACTAATGTTAGTGGCTAATTATGTGAAAGCAGATGAGATAGAAGAAGTATTAGTAACTGCCCAACAAGAAGAAACGGTAGTAGCAGACCCTATTACATCAGGTAGCCTTATTGGCGCAATACAAGAAGACTTCACATACCCACAAGGCGGATATGGTGGCTTTGTAGGTTACAATGAGCGAGGTGCTCAAACAATACATACATCAGTTTATGTAAATGGTATACCAGCAAATGGCACAGGCAGTGGTTGGTATGACTTTGGGCACGATTTTGCAAGTGGGCAAACTGTAAAAGTTATTTCAGGTGCAAACGGAGTTGTGTATGGCTCAGGTAGTATTGCTGGTGCAATACTTATTACTGACACAATTGATAGTGGTTTAACAGTAAGGCTCGAAGACGGTATAAACTTTGTAAGAGTTGCACCCATCGACTCAATTGAATTTAGTATGGTTGATGACAGTATGGGTAGTGTGAGAAATGATAATGATGAAAAAGACACTTATCAAAACAAAACTGCAAGGTTTGATTTTGATGCTGGTGACTTTAATCTAGTAGGCAAGTATACAGATTACGAATATGATTATGACAACTGTTATACTTCAAGTTTCTCTCAAAGCAATGACTGTTTACAAGACGGCGAACGTTACAATGTTGCTATTAGAAACGACGTAGTAACATTAGGTAGAGCATACGAAAAAGCAGAATACTTTACTGAAGGCGATTCAACATACGTGAATGAGAACTATAGAGACTTTGTTAGAGTTGGTAAGCAAATGTTCTTAAGTAACAAACTAAATGTTACATATGGACTAGATGCAGAAAAGCAACATTATAAAACATCATCTCCTTTTAGTTTAAATGTGTATGAAGACGAAAACTTTGGTGTATTCATGTCTGCTAATGCTGACTTTGTAATGAATTACAACTTTGGTTTTAGACTAGGTAATGATGATCAGAATGCTCTTAGACTTGGTATTGAAAATGGACCATGGTACTTCAACATTGGTAACAGTTTTAGAAAACCTAACTTGTATGAAAAGTTTGGTGATGCTTATGTTGATGGCGTCGAAGACCTAAAGCCTGAAGAAGGTATTGGTTATGAATTAGGCTTTGGCGTTGTAAGTTTATTTAGATACGAGTTCGATGAAACAATCGAGTATGTAGCAGGATATTCTACTACTGTAATCGTAGAACCAGAAGTAAGTGTAACAGATCCTGACACAGGCGAAGTTACTATTACACCTGCTGTAACAGAAGATTTGTATACGAACGCCACTTATGCAAATGGCGGCGATTACATTACACAAGGTTTTAGATTTGCTAATAACTTTGGACCAGTATCTTTAAGTTTAAAGTACACAGACACTGATCAACCTAGAGTACCAAAAATATCAGGTGCTGTTCAATACAGTAAAGATGTTTATGGTGTAAATCTTAGAGTTAAGTATGCAGTACAACTAGACAGACAACCTAGTCAATATGATGTACTACCAGAAGGACAAACAAAGTTAGATGATCTTAAGAAGTTAAATTTTTATGCTACTAAAGATTTCAGTAACGGATTTGTCTTATCGTTGAAAGTAGAAAATATCACAGACGAAGATGTTGAAGTAGTTCCTTTCTACGGAGTAGAAGGTACTGAATATTATCTTACACTAAACTATAATTGGTAAACATATATGCCTGAATGCACATTAGAAATTAGAGATGAAGTCAACGTAAAGTTTGCTGGATTAGACCCAGCAACTAGACGTAAACTTTCTGATGCTGTAAAGTTCTTTTTACCCTATGCATATCATATGCCTGCTTACAAGTTAGGTAGGTGGGATGGTTGTGTTAGATTTTGTGATGTAGGCGGTAGAACTTATCTTAACTTACTAGATAAACTACTGCCTATTGTACAAAAGGAAGGGTATACAATTAAAGTAGACGATAAAAGGCAAACATGGAATTTTGCATTCCAACCTATTGAGCAGACAATGTATGAAGATACAGCATGGCCTAAAGGCCACCCTGCAGAAGGTGAACCAATTATACTTAGGGATTACCAAGTAGAAGTAATAAACAACTTCCTAAACAACCCACAAAGTTTACAAGAGATAGCCACAGGTGCTGGTAAAACACTTATAACAGCGGCTCTAAGCAATTTATGTGAACAGTATGGGCGTAGTATTGTTATTGTACCTAACAAAGACTTAGTTGTACAAACAGAACGAGACTACAAGAACTTAGGTTTAGATGTGGGTGTGTTATATGGTGACAGAAAAGAATACGATAAAACACACACTATTTGTACTTGGCAAAGTCTAAGTGTACTAGAAAAGAAAACAAAGGCCCATGAAGCCGAAATAGATTTAGATGTCTTCCTAGATAATGTTGTATGCATTATGGTAGACGAAGTACACAAAGCAAAAGCAGATGTACTTAAAAACTTATTAAGCGGACCGTTTGGTTCAGTACCCATTCGTTGGGGACTAACAGGAACCATACCTAAAGACGACCATGAAGCAATTGGTTGTGTATCATGTATTGGTCCAGTAATAGGAAATCTAAGCAGTAAAGAACTACAAGATAGAGGAGTACTTGCTGACTTGGATATAAACATTTTACAGTTACAAGATGGCATAATGGGATTTAATAATTATGCACAAGAATTAAAATGGCTTGTAACTGATGCTGAAAGAATGAAACACGTTTCAAGCATAATAGAAAGTTTAAGTGGTTCAGGTAATACTCTAGTTTTAATAGATAGAATTAAGACGGGAGAGTTACTAGGAGAGATGAATCCTGAATGGGTATTTGTAAGTGGTGGTATGAAAGTTGCTGACAGGCAAAAAGAATACGCCGAAGTATCTGAGATGGATAATAAAGTTATTGTTGCTACATACGGTGTAGCGGCAGTAGGGATAAACATACCAAGAATTTTTAATCTTGTACTTATAGAGCCAGGTAAAAGTTTTGTTAGAGTAATACAAAGTATCGGTAGAGGTATTCGTAAAGCAGAAGACAAAGATTATTTACAAGTGGTTGACATTACTAGCAATTTAAAGTATAGTAAACGACACCTTACAAAAAGAAAGGCATTCTATAAGGAACAGAATTTTAGGTTTCAGGTAGCCAAAGTGGAGTATAAATGAAAATTTTAACAGTCGAAAATTCCGTATACGAAATAGACACAGTACCTGATGAAATAGATGACATCCGTTTTTCAGTGTTTGATACAACAGACCCAGAATGGATGGATTACTATTTTTTACCCCTAATCTTTTTGGAAAGTTTTTATGCACCTGCTATTTGTTTGCAAATAGGAGAACATAATATTCAAGTACCAATGGATTGGAGTATTGCAATAACTGATGAAGACCTTACAGGCATCGAAGTTATACCATTGACAAGTTTAAACAATAGAGGTTTCTTAACAGTAACATTAAATCCGTTAAGCAACACTTTGTTAAAAGCAGAGGAAGTACAAATTACAAACATCTTTCAAGATGTAAAATGGTATTTCCCTAAATTGAAAAACGGCCATATGTTGGTTGCACCTTTAGAAAGTAAGGACAATCCAAGATGTGGTTTATTTGTAAAAGAAGCCAATAAGATCCCACAAGAGATCCCAATTGGAAACTTACTAGACTAGGAGGATATTATGAGTTTAGATAAAGATATAGATAAAATGACTGACAAACTAAAAGGTGTCAAAAGACGTTACCGTATAGAAGGTGGAAACTATGGTGGTGAAACTACTGTCGGTACAGTTGATGAAAAGTTTGTAGAGCATTGTGCCGGAATGGACCAAGAAGAACTTATTGAGTTTGTAACAAGTTTTGATTGGGGAGAAGCAGAATACCCAGAAGGTACACCACTCTTAGAAACTGGTTGGTATGAGCATGATGACTTTGAACATCTTAATCACTGTTATAGTGATAGCAAATGGACAGTATATGAAGTTCCAGCAGATGGTTCAAATGATAATGACTGGGAAAACGTTGTATGGGAAGGTGAACCTAATCATAGATGGAGCAGAGAGTGTTACCACGATGATGCAACAGAGGTTGAAGCACCTGAAGACATGACAGACATTGTACCAGTGTTAGCATTTCACAGTTCAGAGAAAGGCGGATTTGCAAGTTACTTTTTAGATCTAGAAGGCGAAGAGTTTGATCCAGAAAAATTATCTTTCAGTACTGTGGAAATGAATCTTGCTGAAATTGTTGATGACGTAGTTTACGGTAGAGAGTTTTTAGAAGCAAACTATGATTGGAATGATACTACAGGAAAGGCTTACTATGCCAGTGTTGGATATATGAACACTAAGTGGAGAGATGATCCTGATCAATACACAATGGAATACTTAGAGGAAAACGGTTATTTTGATGATTGATTTAAAAGATCATATCAGAACAGTACCAGACTTTCCAATACCCGGTATACAATTTAGAGACATAACTAGTCTACTAGAAAATCCAAAAGCATTTAATAAGTCGTTATCAGATTTAACTTCACTTTCAATGAGCTTTGGTGCTGATAAAATTGTTGGTATTGAAAGTAGAGGTTTTGTATTTGGCGCACCATTGGCAAGAGATTTAGAATTGCCATTTATAATGGCTCGTAAGCCTGGCAAGTTACCAGGACATGTTTATAGGAAGGACTACGAGTTAGAATACGGTACTGCAAGTTTGAATATACAATGTAATACAGATATTGTTCCAGATGATAAAGTTGTTATAATAGACGATTTGATTGCTACAGGTGGTACAGCAATAGCCTGTGCAGATATTATACATGAACATTTTGGAGTACCTAAAGAAAATATTCAAGTATTAGCACTAATAGACTTGCCCACACTTAAAGGAAGTGCTATAATACAAGAACACGGATACAGAGTAAACACACTAATTGAATTTGAAGGCTTATAAATGAAAGATATAATCTTAATTGCTTTAGAACAAGAAGCACCACACATGGCAGAATGGGATAACGTATTTTTTACAGGTGTTGGAAAAGTAAATGCGGCTATTACTACTTCTAGGCTAATTGAACGATATACTCCACATACAGTATACAACTTCGGCACAGCCGGCGGAGTAAGGGTATCAAGTGGTATACATGAAATGCAAAACTTTGTACAACGTGATATGATGTGTTGCGAACTTGGTTCTGCTCCTGGACAAACACCATTCGAAGAAAATATTGAATTGACATTTGGTGATGGTTTGCTATGTAGTACAGGAGATAACTTTGTTACAGATCCTAGTACACTAGCATATATACCAGATGTAGTTGATATGGAGGCTTATGCTATTGCTAAGGCCTGTATCTTTGCTGGTGTTGAGTTTAAATGTTATAAGTATGTTAGCGATCAAGCAGACAAAAATGCTAGTAAGGATTGGCAGGACACAGTTGCAGACGGTGAAAAACATTATATTGAAATATATCAACAAACCACAGGCGGATTTTAATGGCTAAAAAACCTCAAATTCCACTACAGGAGGTTATGAGAGCCATTGATAAAAAAGACAGAGGCTGGTATAACAAACTAACTGACGAGCAAAAGAAGGCTTTCAGTGCCTGGATGATGATGAGGTATGCTAGTACTGTAAGAGGTAATCGCAGTATTGACTATTTGTATCTAGTAAATGAATGTGTCAATAGAAAGTTTAGCGATGTAAGTAAACATCCAGAATTACAATGGCTATTATTCACAGTATGTGGTTCAGGCAAAACTGAAAACCATGAATACATCAAGCCACCAAACACAAGAAAAAAGAAAAATAAGGTAGCAGTAGCAGTTGCAGAATTACTACCACACTTAAAAGCAGATGAACTAGATCTGTTTTTGTCTTTAAACACAAAAGATGATTTAAAAGACTATATGATAAGTGCTGGTATGCAAGATAAAGAAGTAAAAGAGGTATTCAAGTGAAATGTAAGTGGTGCAATAAAGAGTTTGCTAGTGAAAGAACTGTCGCCGCTCATATGTGTGTAAAGAAAAGACGTTGGGCAGATAAAGATATGAGCCATATACGTTTAGGACACCGAGCATTTCAAATGTTTTATGAAATGAATACTAGTGCTACAAAGTCTAAATCTATTGAAGATTTTATTATGAGTCAATACTATGAGGCATTTGTAAAATTTGGTAGAGCATGTCAAGTAAATAATTGGCTAGAACCAGAAAAGTACACAGAGTATCTTATTAAGAATGGTGTAAAGTTAAAGCAATGGGCTAGTGATAAAAATTACGAGAAGTATTTAAAAGAGTTTGTAAAAAAAGAGCCCGGCTTAAGAGCATTAGAACGAACAATTATGTATTTTGCTGAGTGGAGTACAGAAACACAAGAAGGTTGGCAAGATTATTTTAAAACTGTAGCAACACCGAGAGCAGTTTATGATATAAAGTCTGGTAAAGTAAGTCCATGGACAATATATTTAAGTGATAGTGGTGATCAATTACTAATTAGATTGAATGACGAACAGATCAATATGATAAATGATATTATTGATCCACCGTTTTGGATGAAACTGTTTTCTACTAACAAAGATGAAGTATCTGAAATACAAGAGTTTTGTAAAGGAGCAAACTTGTGAGTAAAAAGAAACGTTTAATGGTTACTGGTGCTAGTTACGGTATGTGTAATTGGGATGAAGTACACTGGGCAGACCAAATTGCTGAAGCCGGAGGCTTTAAAGACGTAGTGTATGAAGGCATACCTTGGAGTGATTGGGAGGCAGGTGCATATATGACAGTTGCTAGGTTGTTAAATGATAAAAAAGTTTCACATTTAATTTATACAGGTACATATACGTTTACAGAACACTATCAAGAAGAACAACGACTAAATGCAGAGTCAACTATTGCAAAAGACAGTGAGTTATCAACTGCTATTGCTTCTAGTAGAACGTTTTATGATAAGTTAAGAGTTTTATTTAATGAATTTTTACCTGTAAAATCTAAAGATCCAATTAAAGCAAGAACCGGTAATAGAGAATGGACTGCAAGGAGACCAGATATTGCACAAGGACAACATGCTTACAATGGATTGATACCTACTGATGAAGCATTAGTTGTAGATAGTACCACAAAATTAAATGCATCTGACAAATATGGACAAGTGTTTGTTGGGTTAGATGATGAGGAGTATTATAACACTCCTTTATACAAAAAATATTTAAGAGTAATGTCTAGTATAGCATTAGTAAAAGCAGTTTGTGATGCTAGGGGTGTAAAGTGTATATTTTTACCTTTCCCCTTTTCAAATTCTGTAATGAATCTTGTAATGACAAGAGTACCAGATTTTGATTTAATGCCTATGTGGGATATTATTCCAGCAACATTTGGCTCAATTGAAAAATGGAAAAAGATTAGTATTGAAAGAAATTGGGTAGCAATAGGTTCTCACTTTGACCAATGGGGTCATGATGAAGTAGCAAAAGCATTTATAAAACAAAATAAGGAATTTTTAGATGAAAGTTAAAATTATAAGTCACAGTCAAGCACCATACAATGACAGTTTACATAAAGCATCTGCACTAGATTTAGTGTCATATTGTGCTAGGGTAAGTAACCCTGATAACCAAATGAATACAGAAACAAGTGAAAAACTTGTGAAGTATTTGATGAAACACAAACATTGGTCACCACTTGAAATGGTATCAGCATGTTTGGAAATAGAAACAACCAGAGACATTGCACGTCAAATACTAAGGCATAGAAGTTTTAGTTTCCAAGAGTTTAGTCAACGTTATGCAGACCCTACACAGGATTTAAGTTTTGAAACTAGACAAGCAAGACTGCAAGATCCCAAGAACAGGCAGAACAGCATAGAAGCAGACAATGATGGTTTAGAAATTGAATGGCATAAACGCCAAAGAGAGGTAATTAAAGCCGCCACAGACGCATACACGTGGGCTATAAGCAACGGTATTGCCAAAGAGCAGGCAAGAGCAGTACTTCCCGAAGGAAACACGTTAAGCAGGTTGTATGTAAATGGTACGTTGCGTAGTTGGATTCATTACATTGAATTACGTGGTGCTAATGGTACACAAAAAGAACATATTGATATTGCTCATGCAGTAGCAGATGTTATCAGTGAAATATTTCCACTTGCAGAAGAATTTAAAGGCAAAGAGTTATGAGAAGTTTAGACGATATTTACAATGGTCCAGTTTACACTACCATGAATGATAATATTACTATTACCGGTGATACCAGTACTGTTACTTTAACTGATTATGACAACATTGCAACAACGTATACTTTGGATACATCACATAATATTACATTAGATTATGATGGATATAAATTAGATCCTTCTATTACTGTTGGCAATGAAGTAATCACAGAAGAAAAATTAAGAAAGTTAAATGCATTACTTAAAGTGATTGAAGATTTAGAGGATGACAATCCTATAAAAGAATGTTATAATGCACAACAGATGTTTGATAAAATGAAATGAAAATAGATTTTGATGTAGATATAGATATGGCGAACAGAGATGAACTGTTAAAGTTCATTGAGCATATACCTGCAAGTATTAAAAGAGAAGATTCATTTGATAAACATAATACTGGCGTATATCTACAACCTATACCACATTTTCCACTAGAAGGGTTCAGCACAATAGATCATAAAGAAGCAGAAGAGTTGGGATATTTTAAAATTGATGTACTTAACAACCACGTCTATGAAAGTGTTGAAAGTGAAGCACACTTAGATAGATTGATAGACACTGAACCTTTGTGGGAACTATTCGGTCATAAGGAAATAGTAGACCAACTGTTCCATGTAAACAAACATTATGATATTATTAAACAACACATGCCTACTAGCATTGAACAATTAGCAATGATACTTGCTATGATTAGGCCAGGCAAAAGGTATCTGGTGGGAAACACATGGGAAGTAATTGAAAAAGAAGTATGGGAAAAGACAGATGAATACTTTTTCAAGAAAAGTCATGCCGTAGGTTATGCCGTTGCTATTATTGTTCAGTTAAATTTAATTTGTGAGCAGGCTAATCGGTCTTCTTAACTAATTGAATACTTCGTCTTTTTATTCGCTTTTTAAGTATGTTTTGCATACTTATTGTAGGTCCAAATAAAATTTCCGTTTCCTTTAGTATAAAAGTTTTTACACAATGCCTAAAATCTTGCATTTCTTGAAACAAAAATACGTCTATAGGCAATTGTCTGTTCGATTCCCACCACCATAAATCACCGTATTCGAGCATTAGTTTCTTTTCAACATCATTACGACACATATCAATATCATAAAAACTAATGATTTGATTGTCGGTATTTTGTACTATACCAACATATTCTATTGTGTTGTATTGAATGCCTGTTAGAAATGGAAATTTTTTTTGTAGTTTATTCTCATTAGTCATCGTAGATATTTATACGGATTCTAGATAAATACAATAAATGAATGGATAAAAAATTATGTCTCACGCAAGTAGTCACACATTATATATACTAAATGATATGCAAAATATTGATTTGGTACTTTCCAGTGAAGGCATAAAAGTGGATAATAGACCTATGAATCAGAAAAAATTAGTAGTACATAAAGGATTTAATAACACATTAAGTTTCTTTGTAAGAAATAGAGATAGAGTATTACAGAGCCTTAGTGGTAAAACATTGTATGCAAGTGTCATAAACCCTAATACAAAACGTAGAGTATTGCATAAGCAACTTACTTTGGTTAGTGGTGGTACTAGCGGAGAAGCAACATTAGAATTAGTAATTGGCGATCTTAAAAACCTTGATAAAGGGTTATATCAAATTGCAATCAGTGAAAGTTCAGATGGTGTTACTGAGTATCCTTTATATGCAAATCAAAACGATAGGATAATTACTGACTTGGAAGTATTGAGTAGTTTGGAATATGAACCAATTCCTACTCAAGAAAAAACATTTACACAAACTGGCAACACTGATCAAGGTGATGCTTCTAATGTATTTGTTAGTTCAGCAATGTATGGAAATCAAGATAGCAATTATCAACATAGTAGACATACATTAGCACTTTATTTAAGTGACTTTGTTGGAGAAATATTTGTTCAAGGTAGTGCATTAGAAACAGCACCTACACAAGAATCAGATTGGTACGATATAAATGTTCAAGGCGATGCCGGACAACCAAAATTACCATATCCAGATGCATACAACGGAGTTGACCCGTTTAACTTTACTGTAAACACTAATTGGATTAGAATAAAAGCACAACCAACATCAGGCACAATAGACAAAGTTTTACTTAGAAACTAGTTGACTTTTACTTTAAAGATGCTATAATACAACTATGCATCATCACGACCTTGTAGAATTAGTACACAGACTTCTATTAGATAGAATTCCGTTGAACTCTGGCAAAACGCCCAGTGGTTGGGTTACATTTAATTGTCCTATGTGTAGTGATAAACGTAAACGTGGTGGTGTAATACAAAACAATAGCAAAGTAAGTTATCATTGTTTTAATTGTAACTTTACAACAGGCTGGAGCCCAAGTCCTAGACTTGGGGGCAAGTACAGAAAGTTATGTGAAACACTAGGTGCATCAACTAAAGACATACACGAAGTTGTACTGGCTTTAATGAAGCATGGTGATGAATTAGATATAGACGAAAATATTGATAGTTATGTTTATAGTGCATCTAACTTTGATGTAGTGTCGTTACCAGACACAGTACAACTAGTAGAAAATTTAGATGATACACATAAAGTAAAACAATATGCTATTGAAAGAGGATTGTTAGGTAACTATCCATTGTTGTTTATTGATAATAAACTTTACAATTCAAGATTAGTTGTACCCTTTATGTACAATAATCAATTAGTAGGCTGGACTGGTAGACATGTAAATCCACCAGATAAGGAAACCCCTAAATATTTACTAAACATGCAAAGTGGTTATGTATTTAACCTTGATCAATTTGTGCAAAGCAATAGAGATTTTGTTATAGTAACCGAAGGTGTGTTTGATGCAATCCTTGTCGATGGTATTAGTGTATTAGGTAATGGTGTTACTAGTGAACAAGCACATTTAATTGACAAACTAAACAAACGTGTTATACTTTGTCCTGATAGAGATAGTGCAGGTAAAGAACTTATTGAACAAGCAGTTGAACTAGGGTGGGAAGTAAGTTTCCCGCCTTGGCATGTTGATTGTAAAGATGCCGCAGATGCTGTTGATAGATATGGTAGATTACTTACAGTAAAAAGTATTGTTGATAATGCAACAGATAATAAAATTAAAATTCAAGTACAGGCAAAAATGTTATGAATTTATTTGTAAACGGATGTAGTTTTAGTGCTGGGCATAGTGAAGTACATGACGAGAAAGGTAAACTTACACCACCACTTGAATATGTTTGGTCAAATCAGATAGCAGACAAGTTTGATAACATTACAAACTATGCTCTTGCTGGTGGCAGTAATGATAGAATATTTAGAACAACAATGGAATATTTTAGTAAAGGCCCAACTGATACTATTGCTGTTATACAATGGACAGCACCTATTAGATTTGAAATTTATAACGAAATATTTAGAACATGGTTAGGGATATGTAATAATACAACTACAAACGTTCGTAAATCATTGGCTAATAGTATGACAGATAAAGACTTAACAGTCAGTATACACATGGATGATGGTTTAGCATTAGAAAAATTTAGAAATCATGACGCATATAATAAGATTGTAAATGCTTCACAGCAACAACTGATGTTTTTAAAATCTCTAAATGATTACCAAATACAATTTTATAAAAATGTATATGTGTTGGAGCAATATTTTAAAAGCAACAACATTCCATTTTTATTTACGTCAATGTCTTTTTATAACCATATTGTAAATGCAACATCATATACGAACATTGACACTATAGAAACACCTCCCACAAAACTAGAAATAGATTTAAAAAATATATTAGATAAATCTAGTTGGACAGCACAACCTTTTACAGGATACATGAATACTAATTATGTTAGTAAAGAAGACCACCATCCTAACCAAGAGGGACATAGACTAATAAGTGAAGCAATAGTAAGTGAACTATCTAAGAGGAACTACATATGAAATTATTAGCAAATGGTTGTAGTTTTACTGACGGTGACAACACATGGCCACAGCAACTAGTAGAAAATGGCATGTTTGCAGAAGCACATAATTTATCAATGGCTGGAGGCAGTAATGATAGGATAGTGAGAACTACTTTAGATTTTTGCAGTAAAAATGACATGAGTAATTACATGGCAGTAATACAATGGACTAGTTTGTTCCGCAAAGAATATTATAGTGCAAACTTAAAAGAATGGGTCGGCGGTACTACAGTTTTAAATAACAATTCTCCTGAAGATTTATCAATGGAAGTTACTGTTGAAAAAGGTTCAACAACACGTGACAAAGATTTAGTACATGTTTCTAATGCGGCAACTGAAGATATGTTGTACTTGCAATCTATTACTGATTACAGACTAAGTACTTTAAAGAACATACTGATGTTACAAAACTACTTTGAACAACATAACATTAAATATTTGTTTACTAGTATGGGTCCAGATAGTCATATAGCAGGCAATATGTTTACACACATGTATAGTCCGCAAAAGCAACCAATTATACATATTTTAGAAAGCATAGTAAATAAAAATCAATGGACAAATTTATCAATTGCAAATATGTTAAACAACAATTTAGAGTATATAATTAGCCAAGATGACACACATCCTAATGAAAAAGGTCATAAATTATTAGCACAATCCTTTTGGCAACAAATAGGTAAAATATATGGATAGACAAGAATACACAGAAGAAGTACAAGAACTATTTTTACGTTTTATAGTAAGCGATCCTGAACTGTTTGTGAGGGTAAACAACATTGTTGAACCTTACATGTTTAATAAAAAGTTTCAAGATGCAGTTAAGTTCTTAAAAGATCACACAACTGAATACAATAGTATACCTACTATTGATCAAATTAGTGCAACAACTAATGTAGATTTAGAACGTGTAGAGAACATTACAGATAATCACATCGAATGGTTTTTAGATAGCCTAGAAACTTTTTGTAGACATAAAGCACTCGAAAAAGCAATACTTGATAGCACAGATGATTTAGAAAAAGGTGATTACGGTGCCGTAGAAAACAAAATTAAAAATGCAAGTCAAGTAGGACTTGTAAAAGATTTAGGACTAGATTACTTCGACAATCCAAAAGAGAGGCTACAGTGGATAAAAGACCAAGCAGGAGCAACCCCAACAGGGTGGAAAATGTTCGATCAGAAACTTTACGGTGGGTTGAACAAAGGCGAAATAACAATATTCGCAGGAGGCTCAGGCGCCGGTAAAAGTTTGTTCTTACAGAACTTAGGTGTCAATTGGGCATTAGCAGGACTTAATGTTGTTTATATTAGTTTAGAGTTAAGTGAACAACTTATTAGTATGCGTCTAGATGCAATGGTTAGTGAATTTGGCACTAAAGAAATTATGCGTAATATGGATGATGTGCATTTAAAAGTTAAGATGAAATCTAAAAGTGCTGGTAAGTTTAGAGTTAAACAAATGTCTAACGGTGTTACAGCAAACGATATTAGAGCATTTGTTAGAGAATATGAAATAAATGCAGATGTAAAAGTAGATTGTTTATTAGTTGATTATCTAGATTTAATGATGCCTATTAGTGCTAGAGTAAGTCCAGGAGACTTGTTTATTAAAGACAAATATGTATCTGAAGAATTGCGTAACTTAGCAGTAGAAAAGAATCTTTTAATGGTAACAGCATCGCAGTTAAACAGAGGTGCAGTAGAAGAAATAGAATTTGACCATCATCATATTGCAGGTGGTATCAGTAAAATACAAACAGCAGATAATGTTGTGGGTATTTTTACTAGTAATGCTATGAGAGAACGTGGTAGATATCAAATACAGTTTATGAAAACACGTTCTAGTAGTGGTGTTGGTAGTAAAGTAGACTTAAAGTTTTGTCCAGATACACTTAGAGTAAGTGATTTAGATGAAGATGATGAAGATGCAATGACACTTACTACTTCTTCTGTATTAGAAACAGTAAGACGTACTAACACAATGGCGGCAGATGAGGAAAAAGCACAAAGTACTGTAAACCAAGCATTAAACATCAGAGAGTTTATTAAAAAAAATGACATATAATGATAAATATGTGTATTAGGGAATACTAAAGTGAAAAAAACAAGAAGTATATTAGAAGAATTAAACTCCATCAGCATTGATAGGAGTAAACACCATGTTCTTGAGAATAGAGTTGAGCATTTAGTATCTAGTGCAGAAAATATCAAAAAAACATTATATGAATTGTATGAAGATGATGTAGCATTAGATTTAGAAAGAAGGCTTATCAACAGTCTTAAGAGCGGTGACTTTAAGAAATTTTCACGAGGTATCAAGAAAATAGTTAAAGAGAGCACCGATGAAGTTAAGTGATATAGTTACAGATGCTGAGCAAAATTTTGTAGCCGACCTAGAAGAAGCAGAAGTAGGCGTAGGAAGAGGCAATGCAAAAGGTTCTAAAGCCACACAATTAAAAACTAAGAAATATTATAGAAGCCAAGAATTAAATAGAACAAGAGGCCCTGCACCAAGACAACAAAGAAAACAATCAGCCTCACCAGTTAGTAGAGCCCAACAACAACAATTAAAAAACAAACAAAAACGCGACTTTCAACAAGGTGCAACAGCAGACGGAAAATATTCTCAACCGGCTAGACAAAAAGCGGCCACTAGAGATTATCAATCAGCATCAGTTAAACTGCCAGATGGTAGAACATTCAATAATTCTGCACAGGGTTGGCAAGAAGTAGATAAAAAAGGTAATCCAGTACCTGGGACACAACCAATCTCCCCGACATCTGCTCAAGCAAAAGAATTAAACAAAATCTATCAAAACAAAGGCAAGCAACCACAAGGCTTTATGT